TATCGCTCATAACGGATGTCGTTCTTGTTGCGGGTTCTCAGACAATCTATACTACGCTCAATGAGTTGCGGCTTTGGAAGATCATTCCCACGGTACAGCCGGGCACCTGTCCTAATCACTGCGATGGGGTGTGGACTGAAATTGCGTATGACGAGCTGGTGTATGGAGATGATTTCGCGATTGCTACGCAGCCCTTGTGTGCATTGCCGCAGCCCCTGCCACCTATTCGTAAATTCCCCGGATCGGCTTGGGGTAATGTAACCACATCGACCAGCACAAGCTGGAAGAACGTACAGACCTAAGAGGCCACAATGTCTTCGACCTACAGTTCCAATCTCCGGCTTGAACTCATATCCTCGGGTGAACAGGCAAGCACTTGGGGTAACACGACCAATACCAACCTCGGTACGCTGATTGAAGAAGCTCTGACCGGCATTGTGGAGATTGATATCTCCGCGAGCAACAAGACGCTGACGGCCCTTAACGGTGCCTTTGACCAAGCCCGAGCGATGGTGATTGTAGCGACGGGTTCTGCGGGGGTAACGCGGAGTATCATTACTCCGGCCAATGTCTCCAAGGTTTATATCGTAGACAACTCAGCTTCTTCGGATATCGAGATTGTCACGGCGGCATCGGGTTCTCCTGTATCGGTGGCTATCCCTGCGGGTACCGCCAAGTTAGTCTATACGGACGGCACGGACTTTTTTGAGGGCAGCAACGCGGCAGATGCGTTTACAGCCAATACCATCACAGCCGACACCGTCACCATCTCAGGCACCCCCACCAATTCCACAGATGCCACCACAGTCGGTGCAGTCAATACGCTGCTTGGCAGCTATCTCCCCAAAGCGGGCGGGACAATGTCCGGTGCCATTAACATGGGCACGACGAATAAAATTACGAACATGGCTACGCCGACATCGAGCGCCGATGCGGCAACAAAGGCTTATGTAGACACCGTAGCGGGCGGCGCGGGAATTCCTTCTACGACGAAAATGCTGTTTGCGCAGGCTTCGCCTCCTGCGGGTTGGACTCAGGTGACAACTTATAATAACTATGCCATGCGCATCGTAAGCGGTGGCGGCGGGGGTACAGGGGGTTCGGTAGGGTTCACAACGGCTTTTGCTTCTCAAACGCCTTCAGGTTCAGTGAGTGTCTCGGGTACCGTAGGCGGTACCGCTTTGACAGAAGCTCAGCTTCCCTCCCACTCGCATAATGCGTTTGGTAATGGTTTTGTTTGTACAGGTAACTCTCCCGGCACCGTGCTGAATGCTGTAGGTAGCGGAGCAGCGTTCAACTATGTTTTAAATACGGGTAGTACGGGTAGCGGTCAAACACACACTCACGGGTTCACAGGATCAGGATCTTTCACAGGCTCAGCCATCAATCTTGCGGTACAGTATCTCGATATCATCATCGCCTCCAAGGATTAAGCATGGCACTTGAAGTTAAAACATTTTGCCCTCTCGGATCTAAATGCGAAGAAGCAAAGGATGGTGCTTTGCATCGCTGTGCGTGGTACACGCCGGTTCGAGGTTATGACATCAATACGGGAGAGATGCTCACCGAAGATCGGTGGGAGTGCGGTATGTTTTGGCTTCCTCGCCTGCTCGTAGAAAATTCCGGTATGCAGCGACAGACCAGCGCGAACATTGCTGATTTCAAGAATGAGATGGTCAAGGCCAATACCGTGAGCCAGCAGGTGCTTCTAGCAACTGTGAAAGAAGTCCACCCCGAGATCAAGGTGCTTGAGGTGAAACCATGACCGAACCAGTCCTTCAAAAAATTCAGATGCGCCCCGGTGTCTCGCGGGAAAGCACAGATTTGGCTAACGAAGGGGGCTGGTACTCATGTAACTTGGTGCGCTTCCGCTCGGGTTCACCTGAAATTGTTGGTGGTTGGGTCATCAATGGGTCTGGGTATTTTCTGGGCACCTGCCGTAACCTGATTGAATGGGTCTCGCTGTCGGGATATTTCATTCTTGGAATTGGTACAAACCTCAAGTACTACGTTCAGGTCGGTGGCAGCTACTATGACATCACGCCGATTCGGTTGGACTCCACCCTCCCTACCGATCCTGTCTACCCTATCTATGGGTCTTTGGCGGCGACGATCAGCGACACAGCAACGTCTATCACGGTGTCTTCCGGTACGGCGTTTACTCGCGCAGCGCCTTATGTCATTACGATTGGATCTGAAGATATCTACGTTGCTACGGCCTCCGGCACGACGCTCTCCGGCTGCATTCGAGGCTACAACAACACGACACCTGCTACGCATACGTCGTCAACCACGATCACCAGTACCTACGTAGCAATCAACAGCGTATCGAATGGTGCAGGACCCGGTGACTATGTCACCCTTGAAGATTTGACGGCCTTCGGTCCCTATACTGCCGCAGAGCTCAATACAGAATTCCAAGTTGTCGGCGTTGCGACCAACTATATTGCCGTTGATACAGGGGTTCAATCGACTTCAACCACCGCGGGTGGGGGTAATGCTCCGGCACATGCGTTCTTCCAGCTCACTATCGGCGGTGACGTTAACATCTTCGGTAATGGTTGGGGTGTAGGGACATGGGTAAGTCAAGCTACAGGTGCAGGTCTTACGACCACAACGGCGGATATCAATAGTTCGGCAACAACCATTCCGGTTACGGATGCGAGCGCCTTTGCAGCTTCTGGGTACGTCTATATCGAAGCAGAGTGGATTCAATACTCAGGCAAGACAGGCACCAGCTTGACGGGGTGCACTCGTGGGTTTGGCGATACGATGGCGACGGATCATTTGTCTGGGCGCGACGTCACAGGTCTTCAGTACAGCGTTGCCAATGCCAGAGGATGGAACACAGGTATTACGCTCTCCGATACGGTACAGGGCTTCCGCGAGTATCTGCGTCTTTGGAGTTCTGACAACTACGGTCAGATGCTGGTGTTCAACCCGGATGGCGGCGGCGTTTATTATTGGGACCCCGGTACCAGTCTTTCAGGTGGCGGTCAGGTTACAGCCCGTGCTTTGGATTTGCTGGATTACCCCGGTGCGGATGGCTATGCACCTTATGTTGCGTCAAATGTTCTGGTCACGGAAGAACGGCATATTGTGGCCTTTGGTACCAACGACTGGTTGGCTACGTCGCCAACACAGCAAGACCCCATGTTTATTTCATGGTGCAGTCAGGAAGATCCGGCCACATGGTTACCTTCTGCAACGAACACGGCGGGTAGCTACAGACTCTCTTCAGGCAGCTCGATCATCACGGTAGAGGCCACACGGCAGGAATATCTGATCTGGACGGATTCTTCGCTGTACTCCATGCGGTATCTGGGGCCGCCTTACGTCTTTGGGTTTACGCCTCTGGCGACGGACATCACGATCTCCTCTGCCAACTCGGTGGTCACGGCGAACAACATCACCTACTGGATGGGGCAGGACAAGTTCTATGCGTACTCTGGGCGTGTGGATACACTGCCTTGCTCGCTTCGTCAGTACATTTTCGACGATATCAACACCGAGCAGCTTCAGCAGATTTATGCTGGGCAGAATGAAAAGTACAACGAGGTCTGGTGGTACTACCCGTCGTCCGGGTCTACGTACAATGATCGCTACGTGGTCTACAACTATCTGGAAAAGCTCTGGTATTACGGGCAGCTTCTACGCTCTGCGTGGATGGGGTCTCATATTCAGGGCGTGCCGATTGCCGCATACAACCGCGCAGCGGTGCTTGAAGTCACCGGGGTTTCCTCTACGGGGGCCATTACGGGTGTCGATATCATCGACGGTGGGCAGTACACGAAAGCACCTTCCTCTTCTTCAGTCATCGCTGTAGGCGGTTCGGGAGCCAACTGCTCATTTGTTGTGGCTTTGAACAATGATGGTGAGATCACCAGTGTCACGATTTCTCAGCCGGGGATCAACTACACACTGGGCGATACGCTGACGATCATTGGCGGGCAGGGTGCGGGGAACATTCTCTATCACGAGACGGGGCTGAACGATGCGGCGGTGAACCCACCGATCCCGATGAATGCCTACATTGAAAGCGCCGACTTTGACTTGGGCGAAGGCAACAGCCTTGCGTTTGTGACGCGCATTATTCCTGACGTAGACTTCATTGGTTCGATTGTCCCGGCACCGTATGTGACGATGACGATTTCAGGGCGTGATTATCCGGGTCAAGGCAATTTCCGCACATCCGATTCCGAGGTTGTCGCAAGCTCCGAGGTCACTACGCAGGTCTATAATTACACGAATCAGGCGTGGATCAGGCTTAGAGCAAGGCAGGTAGCATTCCGTATCGGGAGTAATGATCTCGATGTCA